AATAAAGAACCGTTCGTATGTTTCACGGTTGTTCACAGTTCGTCAAATTTTGGCTGAAAATATGTGAATAACTGTTAGTTTGATAGCTAATAACCGTTCGTAATGTTTCACGGTTATTCACCCTATCATTGGCTAATATGTGAATAACTATATATATAAATATACTTTTATAGTATTTTATAAGCCCTATTTTGTAGGCATTTTAAAATTATATAAAACTATAAAAATATATACATTATTATAGTTTTATGTTTTTGTATGTGGTATGGATTTAAAAAGTATGGTTATTTATTGGTTAGAAGTTGCCCCGCGATTTTTTACAGCGGGGCGGGTAGGGCGGTGGTAGCTATTTATTGAGCTTTTTTATCTGCTCTTGGTAGAAGTTGTTTAAAATCTTTGCCATGTTGGCTAGTACGGCGGTATCTATTGGCTTACTTTCGGTGATAAGATTGCCGATTTGGAGGGTAAACGGGTTTTGTGGTATCTGAGTATTAGCCTCAGTCCTAAAGTCCGTTATAGTAGCTTGTATCTGCTCTATATTGTAAGTTACAAAAGAGGCTTTTTTAAGCTTAAGCATATAGCCAATTAGGCTTAGTTTGAGTTCTAAAGTCTCTGATAGATATACTATAATCCATTCGGGCGGTTCACGGTCTTTTTTAGTCCAATTTTGCACCGCTGATAGCGTTAAATCAAACTTTTCCGCTAACTCTATTTCTGTAAAGCCGTGTATGCCTCTTAGTAGGTCATAAAGCTCTTGATTGTTACTGTAGTCTATAACCAATGATTTGGTATCTAAGACTAAACGCTTTGTTTTTTCCATGTGGTAGCTCCTTTATTTTGTAATGACTGTAAAATATGGTCATAAAACCCACTTTTTAGGTCGCTTGACCGTCTCCGTGGGCTTCGTGACCATATTTGACGGTCATTTTTTTATCTGCATTAGAAAAGGCAGTAGTAGCCGTTATAGCTTGTAATGTTTCTTTGGTAATAAATCCAAAATGACAATTTGGACAATAGCGGTATCTTTGGACTCCCTCATAACTTAGTTTTGTAGTAGATGTTACGCGTGTATTGGTCAAGCATTTAGGGCATAGCATTTATATATCTCCTTTAATTTACCTTATATGTAAAAATTATATCCAAAAAACGGTTTTATTTACCTATGGCGTAAAGAAAAACTTTAAATTTCCCTCTTAAAGGCTAAAAAGTAGAGGTTACAAGTAACACTTAGCACCATGTAACCCGATGTAACCCAAGGGCTAAAAAAAGCCAAAAGTTACACGCGGTTACATCAAGTTACATAGAGGTTACACGGCTTGTAACTCCACAAAGCCCCATATATCGGGCATAAAAGCAAAGGTTACATAAGTTACATCAAAAAAGAGATAAACAAAAAAAAATTTAATACAAAACCCCAAGGATAGGGGCTTTAGGCTCTAATATCCTAAAAATAATATATTTTACGCCGTTTTTGATGTAACTTATGTAACCGTGTAACCAAAAGAATAGCTTTATCTTTTAGAGGCTCGATAATATGGGCTTTTGTGGGTGTGTAGGTGAGGTTACAAGGCGTGTAACCTCTTTGGGTGTAGGTTGTAGTAGGTTACAACGCTTTAAGCGTTTACGGTAACCTTTTTAGCCTTGTTTTTAATAGAGGCTACTTTGTCAAGTGTGTTAAGTGTTTTTTGGTCTTTAATTCTATTCTTAGGGATAAATAGCCCTCTAATAGTTTTACCGTCGATTTTAAACGACCCGATTTTAAATCCGCCTATTTTAGCTTCAATCTGTTTTAGATTTTTATAGCCTAATTCATACTCTAACGATTTATCGTAATTGATTAGTATTTTAGGGATAATCTCTTGCGGTCGCTTGATGATGTAGCCGTCCTCTCTATACAGTATAGCATTACCCAAGATATTAGCGTGATAATCGTCAAGAGCGTTTGACGGTTCGGGTAATATCTCGTATAGTGATTTTTCGACAATCTCGAAAAAGTCCTCTTTTTGTTGCTTATATAGATTGAAAATATCTTGAATGGTGTTATCTGCTTTATTGGCTCTCTCTATATGCCCTAATCGTCTATACTCTTGAAGTCTGTTAAATATCTGAGTATAGAGCCAATGGGTCATAACTAAAGCGATTTTATAGCGTCCGTATTGGTGCGTAATGCTGAGACTTCCAAGCTCACCCGTTCGCTTACCTCTAAGGTCGATTACAGCTACACGGTTAATAATCTGTTTATCCATATACTCGTTATTAAATGTCCCGCCGTCTGCTGATAGGAGTATTCTACTATTGATAGGTATTCTTATGGCGTGGTTACGCATAGGTCTAATCATTAGGTTATCTTCTATCTTAAATAGCTTACGGTGAAAACTTGTTACTTCGTCTATGACTAAGCACATTTTACCCTCTATTTCGTCGGGTGATTTATCACTAATGCCGTCACTAATCAAATCTTTAAAATCCAAAAAAGCAGACCCGCCAAAAGGTTCTAACCAATTAAACAATTTTGACTTACCAAAGTTACTATCAGCCATAACCAATAACCAAAGGTTTTTTTTGTCGGTCGCAAATTTACCCGCTACGATATGGTCTAAAATCATTGGGATTAGACCTTGCCAATGCTCGTTAATGCCATGCACGATAGCGTTATACTCTTTAGGGTCTATATCTTGGATATTAAAATTATAGTCGATTTTAAGCTCATTAATAAGCTCTTTTCGTGCCTCATTAATGACTAATTGGTTTTTCTCATTAAAGATAGACTTTGAAGTCCTAAAACTGTAAGAGTTTTTCGTCTTGATTACCTCAAAAAGTTTAGGTAGATTGATATGTTCGTAACCCTCTTTAGCCACTTTACGAAAAGTAATTTTAATGATAGTAGAAAAGTTTTTATAGTTTCTCTCTATGTGTTGGATATGACCGTCTTTTAAGTCTAATAATAGTTCTTTTTGTCCGTCTATTTTGACATTATGACAACGACTAAAAATCTCCATGATAAGAGCCATTTGGTCGTTATCGTTTAACGGGTTTTCCCGCTCTTGCTCTTGTTGTGTCCCTCTCTTCTTAATGGCTTTTTTTTGCATAAAATCGCCAAGGATAGAAGAGGTATTACCTAATCTTGTTTTATATGTATAGTTCTGTTTTTGTGTGTCCATCTAGTCCGCCTTTAGATATTCTACAAAGTCTTGATTTGAGTTAAAATCTAATATATTTTCAACTTCAAATCCTAACAACGATAAAAAATTATTATAGGCTTTAAGCCCCGCTTATTAAAGCATTTAAAGCATTTTTTAAACCCTCTCCTATGATAATATACTCTTCACGCTCAGCAATACGCTCTACCTCTTTTTGATAAGGATAGATAAAACGCTCACCACGACCGTTAAAGTTTTTGTAGTAATACTTCATACCGCTAATCTCTTGACCCGTCTCTTTGTCGTGCGGTCTATACGCTACAATATCGACTACACGACCGTCAAGGTCTCTTAAAATCAGCGTTGGGCTTTTCCAAAATTCAGACCAACCCAAGAGGTTTTTAAAAACATACTCTAACTTTGGTTTAAAATCTATTGTAAAGCTTAAACCCTCAAAGAGTTTACCATAATTTTTATTTATTATTAATTCTTGCTTAGTGATTTTACCGCTTTTATTTTCCTCTACTAATTCTATAAAAGGGTTAAGCGATTTTACCGCGTTTAGCTCTTGGGTTGCTTGTTTTTGGAGTTGATTAAAATCAATCTTTTTAACTTTTTTCTTTACGGGCTTAGCCTCTCTTTTTTGCACGGTGTAGGTATCTTCACCCGCCAACTCTTTAGCTCTTATGATAGCTTGGGTCGCGTCTAAATTTTCCATTTTACCTATAAGGTCGATTACATCGCCACCCTCAGCCGTGCCACGGTCATAAAACTTTTGAGTATCGCTAAAAAAGTCTAAAGAGCTTGTTTTTTCGTCTCTTAGTAAGTTTTGAGTGGCTCTATATCTAGCCCCGCTTGGTTGCTTAAATCCAAAGCCGTAACTCTCAGCCAAAGCGATAATATCAAGTTTGGCTTTTAGTGCCTCTAAGTCTGTTTTGTGGCTCATGCTACAGCCTCAACAATCGCTTTAGCCTCAGCGGGTAGCATATTATAAAGCTCTTGGTCATTCTCTTTTATATACGATACTACTTTTTTAATGGGTCTAATTCCATAAAAAGTATTTCTTACACTTGTAGGGTTAAAACCGTGTTTTTTAGCCCATAAACTGAGAGTAAGGTTTCTATTGTCGTAAAGATATACCGTAATAGGGTTACTTTTGACCGCCATGCTTAAGCTCCTTTTTATGTTATTACAAGCTATAGTAGCCTATAATTTAACTTTTAAGTAATAAGTTACTTAAAAAGTAATATTGTATTGTTTTTTAACTTAAGGGTGTATTAGCTTTAACTTAAAAGTAATAAAAAAATGCAAAAGGATAACCAATGCTTGACACTAAAGAGGTAATAGAGAGATTAAAAGAGATACTAGAAGTAACCACCCAAAACGAAATAGCCTTATACTTTGAGGTAAGCACTAAAAGCGTAAGTGAGTGGCGAAACGGCAACACGGCTTTACTGTTTAAGAGATTGATAGCACTTGCAGGGTCTAAAGGTGTTAACCTTAATTGGCTCTTCTATGGTAAGGGGCGTAAATACTGTGAAGAGTCGGGCAATACCACCGATATTAGTAACGGCGTGTTAAATAAGCAAATAGGAGATAATAACTCCTTTTATATCAAGGTGGACGCTAATATCTCCACCAATAGCAAAAAAGAGTTAGAGCATTTAGCCACTCTTTTTAAGTATGCTCCTCCCGCCTACTTAGACCAAGTGCATAAAAAATTAGAAGAATTTAAAGCCCAAGTAGAGGGCTAACGCCTACGACCGACCACGCCGTCGGTCACTTTAAAACCTCCTACCATACACCCAAAAAATCAAAAAAATATCATTTTTTTACAGACCTAACACATAGCCCATATATGGCTTTTTTTAAATCCAATACTTAGAGATAATTACCCGTCAAGCATTGGTTAAGCCTTTTTCTCTTCTTTAGAGGCTTGACCTAAAAATATTAAGGGTTAGGATTTGTTTCAGTTGGAAAAAGTTTTTTTAGATTATGGCGTGTTGGGCGTTTTTGTATTAGTCCTACTATACGGCATTAAAAGATTAGCAGAAAAAGCAGACGAAAGAATAACAGAAGATAGAAAAGTATTTGAGTCTATCAATGAGGGGTTAGGTAAGCAAAACGAGATTTACCAACTATTGATTAATGAACTTAAACAAACACAAAAATTTTTTGACACTACCATTAACCACGAAAGAAAAAAACTTGATGACTGTTACGAGGTCGTCCATAAAACCCAACTAGAAAAAGTCCAAAGGCTTATTAGGATTGAAGAGTCGTTAGCCTCTTTGCATAAAAGAATTACAAGGCTTGAAGATGTCAAATAGTTCTATCCAAATCGGAACGATTACCGAGGTCAAAAACGCTAACGGTATGGCTAAAGTCAAAGTGGACGGACGCGTAACCGATTGGCTACCCGTGATAGCTCCAAACGCTACCAAGTCTAAAAAGTCGTTTAGTCCCTCTAATGTAGGTGACCAAGTGCTTATTTTAAACCCGCACGGCTCAAATAGAGACGGCTTTATCCTTAAAGGTCTCTATCACGACAATTTCAAGCCACCAAGCGGGGCGGGTGATGATACCGAGGTCGTGGAGTTCGGGGACGGGACGGTCGTAACCTTTGACCTTAACGGCGGTGAGCTTAAAATCGACTCACCAAGTAAACTAAATATTATATGTTCAGAGGCTACGGTTAAGGCGGATAAAGTGCTAGTAGATAGCTCAGATATTAGCTTAGGTGAGGGCGGTCAAGGCGTGATAACGGCTGAGTCTATTTGTCCCTACACTAACGCACCGCATAGCGACGCGTCAAGCACGGTAAAGGCTACTAAATGAGTCAAAATATCACCTTTTCTTTAACGGCTAGTAGTGACGGCTTCGAGGTCTCTATCTTAGAGAGCTTTGAAAATATCTTTACTACGCCTAAGAATACGGTGACCATGTTACCCGAGTTTGGGTGTGATTTTCACGAGCTTATCGACCGCCGTATAGATGATGAGTTTTTAATCGACTATAGACGGGTCTTAATGGACGCGTCAATTTGGGAAACTAGAAAAGTTTTAGAGAGTGTAAGGGTCTTAGAAGTGGACGCGGTAAAGGGTTCAATCGCCACACGCCTAAACTTTACCGACGGTAGCTATATCGAGGGGGTTTTCAATGGCTTTGCATAATAGAGATATACTAGCTCAAATCCAAGGGCTACCCGCTCCAAAGATAGTAGAAGTAAAAGACTACAATCAACTACTACAAGAGAATATAGACCGCCTCAAAGAGTATCTACCAAACTACCAACCGTTAGAGTCTGATAGATACATGAAAGATTTAAGAGTATTGACTTACAAGCAGTATCAAGGGCAAATCCACGATAACTATATCATTAAGCAACTACTTATAACCACGGCTACGGGTGAGGCTTTAGACCACTTGACCGCGTTTTTAGATGTGTGGCGTTTAAAAGGCTCTAAGCCATACGCTAATTATCTCTTTGAGCTTAGCGATGTTTTAGACTATGATGTAGTCATTCCAAGCCTAACAGAGCTTACAGATAACGACGGCGTTTATCGTGCCTATGTGTTAGAAGATACGACTATCAAAGCGGGTCAAAAGTCCGCCGTGGTCAAAGTAGAGTTAGACGCGTTTGTAGAGACCACCAAGCTAAAAACCGAGATTATCACCACGCCGTTACCGTTTGTGCCCGAGGCTAAAGCTCTTGAAGATTACGCCCACGGTGCAGACGCTGAAAGCGACGACGCTTTAAGAGTAAGAGCCATTAGAGCATTAGGCAAATTCTCAACGGCGGGTAGTGTGGACTCTTATCTTTATTGGATTTATTCAGCGGATAAGCGTATCACCGACGCGGTGGTATATGGTAAAAAAGGCACTCTTGAAGTAAACATTTACCTACACGCTAAAGAGGGCGTTGACGGCGTTATTATTGATAGGGTAGAAGCTAATCTAAGCGACGAAAAAGTCCGCCCACTTGGTGATGATGTTCGCGTCTATAGTGCGGGTATCAAAGAGGTTACGATTAACGCTGAGATAGAGCTTTTCGATATTGGCACTCAGTCCGAGGCAGACGCTACAATAAAAGCAAACTTCGAGCGTGAAAGCTTTGTGATAGGTCAGCACCTTACCCGCACCAAGGTAATCAAAAATCTACAAGTAAACGGCGTTTATAAAGTCAATACGAGCTTTAGAGACGCGATAACAGATAAGACCGAGATTATCAAAATCAAGGCGTTAAACCTAAGCTATAAAGAGGCTACCTATGAGTAGTAACGAGTTTAATCTTTTACCGCCTAATGCCTCAGCAGATGACCAAAGTAACGCTAAGTTTTTGGTGGACGGCTTAGAGCGTCAAATCAATCTAAACACTTTACCTTTAGAGGCTCACGCGTCTTTGTTACCTCATTTGGCTATAGCTTACGGTGTGGATATTTCGGGACTTACAGAAGATGAAGCCCGAGCGTATCTAAATAATGCCTTTGAAATACACCGCCATAAAGGCACGGTGTATGCCGTAAAAAAAGCTATAGCGGTGATGTTCTCAGACGCTGAGCTTAAAGAGTGGTTCGATGTAAACCTAACGGCGGGGCTTTTTGATGTAGAAGTCACGATAGCACCCGACCCGTCCAAGGTTTACAGCTCTAAGCTATTTAGCACCGCTAAACGGTTGATAGATGACGCGAAAAATGTCAGAAGCCACCTAAACAGCTTTAAGGTGCGTATGCCACCTATCACCGCCACGGTCGGAGTAGGGACGCTTAAAAGCCCCGTCATACTTCACCTATACCGAGATATAAACGAGGTGATTTTAGGCGATGATACGGGCGTAAGTAGTGGGTGGGTGTTTGAGCCTACACTACACAAAAATATCAATGAGAGCGTAACCCTCAGCGATACAAATTTAAAAGGAGGTTACCAATGGCAACTAGAGGTTTAACCGCTCTACCAAATGACCAACTCATAAGCTTTTTAAACTCTCAAATGAGAGATAAGTTTAAACGAGTGGGTCTAATCGGTGTGGACGGTTTAGATGACAAAACGCTAAAAGCTCTACTAGAGAATACGTTTACCGCCGTGGTAGATATGACCAACGAGGATAGCTACGATAAGCATTTATACGGCGTTATCCTTATGAGTGATGATAAGTTAGTAGCTACAGTAGCTAAGACTCCGATTATCTATCTTAACGAGCAGATAGGCGGTCAATTCCCGATTAAAATCCCTATCAAGGGTGAAGCGGGTGAGGTGGTGTTTAGAAGTTCTAAATACTTAACAGTAACAGAAGCAGAGGAACTTTATCTAATGCCTACGGTGAGCGTTTTTTCTTTACAGGCTCAGCGTATCGCGGATGAGTTAGAAGCTGAAATCAAAAAAGTAAACGGAGGTCAATAATGACATTACCAAGTGCAATAGCGGATTTAGTCCAAGAGGTTAAAAGAGTTCCAAGCCTTGTAACCGCTCAAATAGCAAAATGGAACGGGCAGGTTCAAGCAAAGATAGCAGAGCTTGAAAATTGGAAAGTTAATCTTTTTAAGACTAAGACAATGGAAGTAGAAAAAGGAAGCTACAGAACAATAGCTAAATTTAATTCATATGGTCTAGTAAGCTCATTTAGATTAGTAATTAGTGGAACTTATAGAAACTTTGTCTTTGGTGGTATTTATGATTTGGTAATGACACACCCGTCAAGACTTGACATAGTAGAAGTCGTTTCAAGTCACTATGGAAAAATCAAACTTAAAATTATTGTTGATTATAGAGGTTCAGGTCATGTTCAGCTAATGACTGAAACGGGAAATGACGGAATTTGGCATTTACAAATAGGTTTAATACCATATGTAGGCTCTGTAAATCATACAGATGAAAATGTTGATTATACAGATAAAGAAGTTTATGAAATGTCTTACGAATAAGGAGTAGGTATGAAAAAAGTTTATATAGATAACGAAAAAAAAGAATTTGTTACTTTTACAGATGATGAAAGTAGAGAGCAAACTGTAAAAACCAAAAAGATTAAAATTATTAAATCTTTTGAAACAAAAATGTCAGCTCTTGTAAACAGCTACCCAAAAGCAGAACGCGACACTTGGGATATTCAGCAGTTCGAGGCTATGACCTATCTTAAAAGCAAAGATGAGACAGACGCTCCACTACTTAGCGAGGTGCTAAAGGGTGAACCCGAGGGCGTAACACTTGAAGAGCTTTGTAACCGTGTATTGGCTAAGGCTACACCGTTTAAAAAAATGGCGGGTAAGCTTTTGGCTGAGAAAAACAAAGCACTTAGAGAGTTGGAGGCGTAACCCATGCAACCGCGTAACGCTTGGTCAAATAAACCTTATTTCTTACGGGTTTTAATCGGGCTTGACCAATTTGTAAACGCAATCTTAGGCGGTAACCCCGACCTAACCATAAGCGGACGCATAGGCTACAGAATAGCGACCAACCAAGCCACCAAACCCGAAAAGGCTTTGTGTTGGGTGCTTAGAAAATTTGAAAATAAACATTGTCTAAAATCAATAGAGTTAGACGAGGTAGGAGGTTTTAACATGGCTAATATATCAAATGCTATTCTTGATGAAAACGAAATGATAGAGTGGTTTAGCGATGAAACAAATCATTATCTTTTAGAGAAAAAAGAGAATGTAGTCGAGTGTTACCCTTTTGTATGCGACTTCGAGGTCGTTAATGATAGCGGTAACATAAAGCTAAGAGGTGCAAGAGGTCAAGGCTTAGGCTTTAACCTTGATACAAAACAATTAATAATCATAGGAAAGGATTAAAAACATGGCTAGTAATTACGGTGTAAACATTGTAACAAGGGCTAACGCGTCCCGTCCGATTAGAATTAAATCATCTACACCGATTTTTCTTATCGCTACGGTCGTTTTAGCCACACTCAGCAAAGAGGTGCAAGATAAGCTAAAAGAGCATAACTACATTATGCACTATGGCAACGCTCAAAAAGCAAAAGATGATTTTGACAAATCAAAAGGAACGGTAAGCGGTGCGGTTGACGGTATCAACGACCAAGGCGTATTAAGTCCGTTGGTAGTCCATATCGTGCCTATCACCGACGCTCAGAGTAAAAAACAAGCAGAGCTATTTTACGAGGTAGCAGAGGTAAAAAGTGCGATTATCGACGGTATCGACAAAGCTAAGACGGCTATGTCTATCTATGGCGTTAAATCAAACTTGATTATCGCTCCACGCTTTAGCCACGACGGCGATGTAAAAGCTCAGATTGAGGCAGTAGCTACCTCTTTATCGGCTACGGGTATCGTTGACCTTAACGCCAAAGATGAGGCAGACGCTACGGCAAAAATGAAAAACTTCGGAACGCGTCGGCTTATGGTCTGTGACCCGTATGTCAAGGTATGGGACACGACAGCAAATGCAACAATCACCGAGCCAATGAGTGCAAGGGTAGCGGGTATGATAGCCCACTCCGACGGTCTCAAAGAATACGGGTGGGCTAATAGTGCCTCTAACCGTGTAATGCAAGGTATCAGCGGAACGGCTAGACCGATTGACTTTATCGCGGGTCAAGAGTGCGAGGCGGACAGACTCAGAACGCTAGGAATAGCGACCGTTATCAACTACAAAGGCTTTAGACTTTGGGGCTTTGAGACTACAGACCCCGACAGTATTTGGCAAAGCTTGGAACGCGTCCGAGTGTTCGACCGTATCGGTGAAGCAGTCCAAGAGGGTGTTTTTTGGGCTATTGACCGTGGGGCTGATGTCCTAATCCACGCTAAAGATAGCGTTGACGGTCTGCTATTGTCTCTTAAAGGTGCTAATGTGTTGGTGGGCTATGATGTCTATTGGAACGCGGAAAAGAACACCAAAGAGGCATTAACGGCGGGTAAATTTTACCTTGTAGCAGAAATGCAAAATATGCCTACGGTTAGACGCTTTGAGGTTGAGTGTAGCTTTACCGATAAGTTTAGTCCCGTGCTAATGAAAATCATAGGAGGTTAACAAATGGCAAGAACTGATAAAGATATTTTAAACGGTCTTAACGCGTCCGTCCAAGGTGTCGGACACCTTGGAGTTACGGGCAAGGTAGAGCAACCCAAGCTAGATATGGATGTCGTTGACGATATATCAAGCGGGAAGCTTAAAGCTCAGTATATGACGATTAGCTTTGAAAAGTATTCAAGTATCGTCATGGCTGAATACAACAAAAACAACTTAAAGCCCAAAGATAGGTTACCGTTGGTGCTAAAAGGAAACATTAGACGCGACGCGGTGGATGTTCCTTTAGTGGTGACAGTTCAAGGAGAAATCCACGAGCTAGACGACGGGACGCTAGAAGAGGGTAAGGAGGTGACGCGTAAAGTTAAAATCAAAGTCGATAGATACACGAAAACCGTAAACGGTATCCCCGAGGTGGTCTATGACCGTCTAAACGATGTTTTGGTCATTGACGGGGTGGACTTGTTGGCAGAATACCGCCAAAATGTCAACTAAAGGCGGGTCTAAATGTTAAAAGACCTTATAGCTCTAATCGTTGCGACGCTTGGCATAGAAGATGACGGAATAACTGAGAATACTCTCTTTGTAGATGATTTGGGTATGGACTCATTGGACGCTATAGATGTCGTTACAGCGGTTGAGGATAAATACGGTATTGAGGTAGAGGATAAAGATTTAGACTCTATAAAAAGCGTGGGCGATGCTCTAACATATATTCAAAACAAACTAAACGAAAAGGAAAAAATCATGGCAAAAGCTACAGTAACAGAAAACGAAATGGCACACGAGGTTCACGCGGAAGCGGTAAAGCAAGGCGTAACGGGCGTAAACATTGAAGAGGTAGGAAAAATCCTTGACATTTTCGAGGATAAAGTTAAAGGTGCAGTAGTTGCGGGTAAAGATGTAAAAATGAGACACTTCGGAACATTTACAGCGGTTGAGTTCAAAGCGAGAAATCGTTACAACCCAGCGACTAAGCAGACTGAGGCGTTCCCTGCGGTAACTAAAGTTAAGTTCGAGGGTTCAGACGAGTTTAACAACGCTCTTAACGCGTAAGCGTTGGTGCAACGATAGAGGGGTAAATTACCTCTTTATCGGCTTTAGTAGAGGGTAACTATAGGTTACCTTTTGCTAAGGCTAAAACCGCCTTTAAAATCTACCAAAAAGGGTAACAAATGGCAAAAGAAAAAGAAGTCGTGCAACTAGAAGAGGGTGAGGGTGATATTATTATCGACCTTGATGTCCCGAGCAGAACGGTAAGCGATGAGTATATAGATGACATAAAACGCCTCAGAGTCTCAGACGAAAAAGTCAAGAGCTACGATAACGGCGTAAGTGTTGAAGTGGTGGAGTATATCCAAGGTAAAGTTTTGAGCGTAACAAAAGTAAAATTTAAGGGGTTAGAAGATGTCAAATAATAAAAAAGTCCAATATGCAAAACCAAAAGAGATTAAACTAAGCCGTGAATATCCGTTTAGCGGTGAGTGGAAAGATACGCTTACAATGCGTGAGCCTACTATCAAAGATGAAAAAATAGCCCGTGAGTCTATCACCTCAGAAGATGAACTCCAAGAGCGGTTATTCTGTAACCTTTGTGATATTGAAGTAGAAGAGCTAGACCAATTAGCACTAAAAGACGCTTACGCCATTACGGAGGCTTACAACTCTTTTTTATCATAGATGAAGATACGCTTATCGAGGGCGTAAGCTTCATTTCTTATAGGCTACATATAGATATAAACCGTCAAGAGACTATGACGGTAAGTGAGTGGCTAAAATACTACAAACAAGCCGTTAAAATCCACGAAATGGAACTTAAAACGCGAGGGCTTCAAATGTAAGCCCTTGGGCGTAATCTTCTTATGATATAATTTTTATAAATAACTACAGTAAGGCAAAATATGAAAGATTTTTTAATAGGTATCTTGGTTATAGGTGCTTTAATTTGGTATTTCGCACCGTCAGAGGCTGAGACCAAACACGACCAAGATTTAAAAGATATTCGCTCACAAATTGAGGCTACTATTTGGGTAAAAAAAGAGCTTAAAATCTCTAAAAATGATATTAACGAGACTTGGGCGTTTAGCTCCGATAGTGTAACGCTTGGGTGCGATAGATACCCGCTAATTTATGTGATAGATTATGACCAAGAGGGCGTAAAGTATGGACTCAATGGCAAATCAAAAAGACACTATGCAGAATTAAAAAGCAATAATCCTTTTTGGCTCAAAGATAAATCAAACCAATACAACATAAGCCTACAACCTTTTATAGATAAAGCGTTAGAGCTTTGCGATGTAGAAAAAACAGACCAAAAACTAAAAGAGTTAAGAGAAAAAGAAGCAAAATTAGAGGCGATGACCTTTTAAAATATTCTCTTTTTATTGGCTACTGTAAGCCCGTTTAATATTTTTCTCCATATATGCCTATATGGCTTTAAAAATTCTACTGTTTAAGCCATTATATGCCTTAAAAAAGGTGTATTTATGGCGGGTAGTGGTGCTTTATCGTTTAACATTGTATGGGACTCAGCTATTAAGGGTAGCGGTTTCATGCAAAACAGCTTTAAGGGTATTCATACCTACGCTAAAGCAGTCGAAAAGATAAAGCTCTTTAAGGGCGTATCATTCCCAACACTCAACAACCAACTACACACGACCGTTAATCACCTTAGCCGTATGCACCAATCAGCCAAAAAGTTTAGGCGTGAAATGGAAGCCTCAGCGTTTGACGCTTCACCGTTAAAAGCTACGGTAAACGAGGTCAAAAAAGATATGACCTCAATAGCCAATAGTGCTAACCGTTACAATCAATCAATGACCCACGCGTCAAAAGCTCCAAGGGCTAAACGCGTAACGGGTCGGGTTCGTGGTTATGTATCTAGTAAGGCTAAAAATACCGCCGTTTTTGCGGGTGGTATGGCTACGGGTGCGGTAATGGGTGCAGTAGCACAAATTAGCCCCGTGCGTAAGTCTATGGTGTTTGAGTCCTCAATGGCAGATGTCAAAAAAGCGACCAATGCAGACGATAAACAAATCGTTATGCTTAAGCGTAATATTTTAAAAATTGTCTCTTCTCCTAAAGGCTCACTACTAGCACCGTCAGAGATAGCACAAATCCAAGCGGGGGGCGGTAGAAGTGGCGTAAAAATTCCAGACCTACCACAATTTACCAAAGATATAGCCCAAGCGTCGGTAGCTATGGACTTGGACACCTCAGAGGTCGGGCGGGACTTTGCGAAAATGTCCGAGCGTATGGATATACCTATCCGTAAAATATCGGTGCTTACTAATGCCTTTACACACTTAGAAAATAACGGCTCAAACTCAGCTAGAGACCTAATCAATACTACGAGCAGATTATCGGGCGTATTTCGTGGCTTAAAATTCAAACCACAAAACGCGGCGGCAATTAGTAATTTTATGAATACGCTTGAAGTGTCACCCGAGTTAGCCGCGACCTCTTTCAAGATATTGACGGATAGATTTAAAAAGACTGATGACAAATTCGGTTTTTATTCACGACTACAGAAAAAAGGGGCGGGTGAGCTTAAATCAATTATCAAAGAGATAAAAAGCTCAATGAGTAACAAAGAGATGATTAAGACTTTTGGAAGTCAAGGGGCTAATGTTATCTCAAATATGGGTAGCAAATTAGACGCGTTAGACAAATCTTTAGCGACCGTGGCAGATAAAAAGATGATGTTAGCCGTTGCGTCTGAATACGCGGTTAAAATGGCTACAAGTGAAGCTAGAGAAACAGCAGTTAAAAACAAGATAACCGCTGAGGCTATTTTACTTGGTGACCAACTAAAAGGGACTTACATATCGTTTTTAGAGACGATACCTAAAGCTATATCGTGGACGCGTAAATTTTACACCGAAAACAAAGGGGCGTTGGTGGCGATTAAAGCCTTATCGTGGATAGCTTCACCCTTTATAGGCTTAGTCAAGGGTGCGGGGTCGTTTATTGGTTGGGTGACCCGCTCTAAAGTGGCTATGTCTATTTTGGGCGGTGGTGCGAGGTTCGCGGGTCGGGCGGTGCTTTGGTTGGGTCGTTGGTTGGGTCGGGCGTTTTTGCTTAACCCGATAGGCTTAGCCATTACGGCTATAGCGGGTGGTGCGTATCTTATCTATAGTAAGTGGTCAATGATAAAGCCGTTTTTTGGTCGTATGTGGACGGGCATTAAAAGCTATTCTGCTAAAGGCAAAGCGTTTTTAGGCAAAGTTTGGGCGTGGTCTCCAATAGGCATGATAGTTAAAAATTGGTCAGGTATCACGGGCTTTTTTAGTAAATTGGTAGATAGCTAAAAAGTTCGCTTGGATTGGCTCAATGGTCGGGAGGGTTAAAAAGTGGACTTCGGGGGCTTGGAATAGTGCTAAAAATCTCTTTGGTAGTGATAAGCCACCTAAAGGCTCACACTCTCTAAAAGAGCGTGAGGCAAACATACCAAAAGCCCTAAAGCCTACGCGTCAGTATCGACGCTACAAGAGCCTAAATACTACAAACCACAAACAACCTTTAACGAGGTAAACACACGACACGAAACTACTTTAGCTAGTGCGGGTGGTGTTAGTCACTCAAAGAGCGTTAAAGTGGATGTAGGGGCTATTAATGTTCATGTCAAAACCACCGACGGCAAATTTGATAATGACCACTTTGTAGCCCAAGTCGAAAGGGCTAAACTACTTTTATTTTTAACACTTGGAGGCTATTTAATGGCTTGGGATATTGGAACGGTGAACCGCATTATAGACGGTGACACTATAGAGATAAGCTTTAAGGGCAACACCTTTAAAGCTAGATTAATTGGCATAGAAACGCCCGAAAGCTACAAAAGCAAAAAGAGCCGTAAACAGTCCAAAGAGTGCAAACTTACAGAGCGTGAACTTTTGCACCTTGGGAAACTATCCAAGATATACACTACCTACACGCTACCCGTTGGGTCTAAAATTTCTTTTTTATCGGTTGGCATTGATTATTACGGTCGGGCGTTGGTATGGGTCAAGGATTTTAATTTTCAGATAGTGCGGGACGGTTACGCCCAAGTTTACGCCCACGCGGATATAAATTACAAGACTAAGCGGGTCTTGTATGCTATTGAAAAAAGAGCCAAAGCCAAACAAAAAGGCATTTGGGAAATCATTAAAAAGGATTGTTTGTAATGGAAGAAAAAAAGCAAGTAGAGCCACAAACAACGGCTAAACATAAAGAAAAGTTATCGACCAAAGTATCACGATACACTTTTTTACTACTCTTGGTTTTAGTAGTGGTTAAGGTAATTATTTACCCGTCCGAGGCGGAAAAGCTCAAAAGCGTATTAGATAATCTTGTAGAGCTAAATATCTATACTTTTATCGGTGTATTAGTGGGTGCGGGTGCGATAAATAAAATCGCTGAAATGTTCAATCAGTATAGGGGTAAAAGATGATTAATTTCTTTTTAAATATCAAGCGTTACGCGGTTGCGTTCGGTCTCTTTGTTATTATGGCTTTAGGTGTAATCCTTGGCTTTAAGAATAGAGAGATAGAAGAGCTAAAAGAAGAGGCAAAGCGAAAAAAAGCAGAACTAGAAACGAAAAAAGAAGAGTTAGAGGCTGAGACGAAAAAAGCCTCTTTTGAGGTCGAGGATATAGAAGAAAATTTACAAGTAGTAAAAGATTTTGAGGCTATAGACCTACAAACCAAAAAAGGGGGTCAAAATGCTAAAAATGATGATAGTGACACTTTTAGCTTTAGCGTTTAGTGGATGTTCGACAACCACATACATTAAGCCACCGTGCAAATATCCAAAGATTAAAAAGATTGATAGACCGCACGAAAAAAAGGTAACGGGTTATAGAGAGTGTAAGGCACTTAAAAAAGGCGTTTGGGTTAATATCGGGGCGTGTATGGATAAATCAAACATTCTTATCTTAAAGGCTCAAAATCGAAAGCTAAAAAGAGTAATCACGGGTTACGAAAACAAGTTAGACCGATACGCTAAAGAGTATCTTGATGTAAATCAATCCAAAAGGGGTAACTAATGGCAGACTTTAAAAGTGCAATGCTAAAGCTAAACAAATTGGAGTTTAGCAGTCCAAGGAACTATTTACACTATAACCGAGGTGAAAAAGGCTACACCGTGGGCGGTATCTATGAGAAAGCTCACCCGCGTTGGATGGGTTGGCATATCGTCTATAAAGCTCTTAAAAAATACGGCTCTATGGCTAAAGCGTCCGAGCCACTTTATCAAGATAACAACCTCAGAAAAAAAGTAAACGGATTTTACAAACACCGTTTTTGGGATGTGGCAAAGCTAGACTTGGTGGACTCTCAGAAAATCGCTGAAGAGATTTTTATTTTTGGTGTTAATGTCGGTATGCGTAAAGCGATTAAAAAGGCTCAAAAGCTAGTAGGCGTAAAGGCGGACGGTTGGGTCGGTGCTATTACTTTAAAGGCTCTAAATGAGTTTGACGAAAGTCAATTTAGTATAGAGTTTGACAAAATAGAGATAGGCTACTATCACTTTTTGGCTTACTTCTCTAAGAGGCATAAAACACTTAAGCGATTTTATCGCGGGTGGGTAAACCGTGCGAGGTTCGTTTAATGTTGGCTAAATTAGACTCTTTTGCTTTTGTGATGGACCAGTCACATTTTAAACAGCTTGAAGAGACTTTTACCTATCACTTTGCAGAACATAAGCAACTAGGACACGATAGCACTTTTCACGATGTAAACGGACGCTCACACCGCGTAACGCTTCGGGGGCTATTGGTTCAGCGTCCTATGGCAACTATTGACCCACTTATAGCAATAGCAGACCGTAAAAAGCCCGTAAGGCTTACGACTAAAACAGATGATTATTATGTCTTAATTCGTAACATTAGACGCGGTAAAGATAGATACAATCACGACGGCTCTTATATGGTGCAATCATTCGATATTACTTTAGAGCGTGTGAGTGGTGGCGGTGGCTTTGGTTTAGGTCTTAGCCTAATTGGTGCAATAGCGGGGGCGATACTATGAGTAAAATATATCACACTAAAGACGGTGAGCGTATAGACCAAATTGTTTATAATTTTTACGGCTCTACAATCGCCGTTAAGCAAGTATTAGAGGATAACCCGCACCTATTAGGTAAAGTCACGCTTAACGCGGGTGATAAGGTCTTACTTAATGAATTTAAAGTTAATCCTATTGAAGATTTACCGACGGGTAAAGGTGTGGCGTTATGGGCTTAATGGGTAATGTAAAAAAGCCTTTTTATCTTTTATTGGCTAATGGCTCTTTGGTTGGGTTGTCTCTTGGTAAGGATATTAAATCAATCTCTTTTACAGACCAAGAGGGGACACACGCGGACAAAGTGACGATAACCGTCGTAAGTCCCGACTACATCAAGCCAAAAAAGGGTGATGAGTTGATTTTATTCTTTGGTTATGACGGTGTGCCGTTTATGCCGTGTGGTATCTTTACCGTGGACGGTTCACGCCGTATAGATAACCGCGTTTTAGTTGTTAGGGCTACGGGTGTCGATTTTAAAGGTAAAATCAAAGAAAAAAAATCTAAAACATTTGAAAAAACCACGCTAAAAGATATAGTAGCACTCAAAGCAAAAGAGAATGGTTTAGCTTCAAAATGCGATTTTAAAGTAAAAATCAAACACTTAACACAAACCAACCAAAGCGACTTAGATTTTTTAAAAAAGTTAGCTGATGACTATAACGCTATTTTTACGATTAAAAATAGGACTTTGATTTTTGTTAAGAAAAAACAGACGCTACCAATGTTTACTTTTGACGCTGAAACGGTATCTAATTTAGATATAGAAGAGACTAGCAAAAAAGAGTATAAATCGTGTGAGTGCAAATATCACGACCATAAAAAAAATAAAGAAATTAAAGTAAAGGTTGGTAATGGTAAGCCTATATTACATCATACGGGGTCTTTTAAAGATAAAACAGAGGCTAAAATCAAAGCAAAAGCGAAACTAGACAAAGAAAACGAGGGCATAATTAGAGGCTCTTTTACGACCGAGGGGTCTATCTGTTACGCGGGGGCTAATATGTTACTTGTAAACACTATCCACGGTGAAAATGACGGACTCTATAAAATCAAAACCGTTAGCCACACGATGAACGCGTCGGGGTGGACTATGACCGTTGAGTTTAGCAAATAATGCCACCTAAGATAATTGGACGCTATTACAAGTTTTACAGACTTAGAAAAGGGCGTTACGACTCCAAACCGTATAAGCTCCTAAAGATAAAAGATAAACACCTCTACTTTAAAGGCTTTGACGGTAGAGTCCATGAGGATTATTTCAAAGAGTTTTTTAAATTGGTTTAACGCTCCAATGTTTCGCGTAAAAGTAGATAAGCTTTTCTTAGTGTATGATAGACCTCTAAATCTTTATTATTTAAAGCTATGCTTTGAGCTTTAGCCGTATGCTCTAACGCTTCGGACACTTTAGCCCGAGCGTCGTCTATCTCAGAGCGTAAACGCTCTAAAGGGTCATTCTTTTTCACCGCCTACCTCTTCACTATCTAAAAAGATAAAATCATCTATAGTAATATCATTTTGTAGTGATGTATAATCAACACTATCAACCTCAAACCAAGTAACATCTATTATCTCATTTTCAATAGCATATTTAGCAATCTTGAAAATATCCTCACGGGCTAAAATGACCTTTTTCTCATTCAGTAGGTTTTTTACTTCGTAATCTTTTGGCATATCTAATCCTTTTTCGCTATAATTCTATCAGCAAACTTTTTCAAGTCTGCGACGCTACACAATTCTAAACCCTCTTTGTCCGCCAGATTTAAGAGGGTTTTTAACATTTGAACACTCATTTCAATTACTCCTATATTTTTTAACTTAAAGATGTATTAGCTTATAGAGCATTACGCCCACCTATTCACACTTACAGCCGTTTTTTAATGCCTCCTTATAGTTTGGTATGCCCTAAGCCTCAAAAGGCTTATTTAGGCTCTATTTCGTCAAGTATCTTAACTAATAGATGTTTTGCTACAGCGTTTGGCGTTGATAGCTTTTTGTCATAGTCCAATTTAGACTTTAGTATCGCGTATTGTTCATCATCTACATAAAAAGTAATCTTGTTAGTAGCTTTACTCTTACCGAGCATTTTACGCCCGACCTTTGACTTTTCCGCTACCTTTGCTTTTTCCTTTAGCTCTTGTGCTTTTTCAAAGGTCATAGCGTCATCTTTTTTAACAATCTCTTTTAAGCTTGGTTTTTTCTTTTCCATTGGTTACACTCCTTTTTTAACGGTTTCCAAAATGTGGTTATATTGACCGATAACGGCTCTACAGTTACGCTTTATAAGTGGTGACTCCTCAGCCATATTATTAAAGCTTTGACCATACTCTACGACTTTATCATATAGCCCCGTATGCTTTAGCTCTAAGATAGGTGTATCGGGTAGCACCTCTCCAAGGTCTGCTTTTATCTCTTGTAGCTCTTTTGGCTTTTTGTAGTCAGTAGCTACGATATAGATATTTGAGTTATATTTTTGTATCTCAAATATAGTCTTTACAGTTCGCTTTTTTGAGTCTATTTTATTATCAGAGACAAACCCGCCGAAATCGTAAACGGTATCTTCTACTAACACGGGTTCGCGTTGTATCATTACCATATCGGGATTAGGCATAATATCTTCTACGACACTATCGTCATTAGTAATAAGGTAATTATCGGGATTAGGCATAATATCTTCTACGACACTATCGTCATTAGTAATAAGGTAATAATTAAGGTCTATAGCCAAACTCACACTAAGAGGGGTTTTACCCACCCCGCCCTTTTTATTTATGACTGAGATAATCATTTTTGAGCCTTTTTAGTCATGTAGCTATGAGTAGCTTTTAATCTATCTTTTTTAATCTCATGCCCTAAGACCTCAGCCTTAAAGTTAAACTCCTCCGTCCATTCTCCCGACTTGTAGCCCTCTCCAAGATAAAGCATATCCGCCCAAATTTCACGGGCTTCGTGAAAGGTGTAATCTGTATCAGTAAGCTTTTTAAATGCACGGTTAAAGATACGGTTGTATTTACTGTTTACCTCTTTAGCGGTTAGTTTTGATGTGTCTAAATCCTCTCTAAGTTGAGTCAAAAGAGCCTTTAAAAATTCGTAATCAGTATCAAGGCTATAGGCTTTGATTTTAGCGTCCTCTTTACCTTTTTTAGCCACACCAACATAAAACCACTCTTTGCCCTCTTTTACTATGTCAAGGGTCTTTAAAATCTCAACACTTCTACGACCCGTAACCAAAGCCAAATAAGTAGCGAAAAGATACGCTCTAGCTCTATCTACTTTTCGTCCAAGTCGTTTAAATCAAGCTCTAAAGCCTTTTGAGCCTTTTCTTTTAACTCAGCGATAACAGCCTCTAAATGTTCGCCGTCGTATTCGTCACGGGTAGCCTCTTCGCTTTTTTCTTTAACGGTGTTCATAGATTTTTCAGCGATACGGTCGTAAACTTCACCCTTTAAGACAAAAAGGTCTAAACCGAGTTCCATATACTCACCGCCTACCTCCTTAATGATGTTTCGCATATCACGGTAATAACTTGCTACGGTGTTAATTTCACGACCGCCCAACCAACAAAACGGGACAAACTCTATAATCGCCTTAGACGCGTCTTTTTTACTGTTTACGCTCTCCCAACGGGTCTTAAATAGCTCTCTAAGCTCTTTGACCGACTCCACACCATAAACCAACTTTAAAAGCTCTTGACCCTTGTTAGTCATACCGTCATTTTTAACAGACTTTTTAAGCTCCGTCAGCTCTTTAGTCATGTTCTCCATTAAAGCCTTAAACTCAGCGGGTAAAGCGGTCGTGTTAGCCTTTGGCTCACTCCAAATAGACCACTCTTTAACTTTAGTAGTCATCATATTAAA